AACTTATGAAAAACAACAACTATTATTTAAGGCAAAGATACTAAAATGTATCCTTTAATCTGCGACATTTTTCTAATTCTTTTACACACCTCATACCCCTCTCTACTTCCCGTATCGTTCGTATTACCCTCTATGGTGTGAATACTTAAACCGTCTATCCTTTCAACAAAGCCAGTATGTCCTAAACCTTTGCCAAAGTCCATTATAAATATTGAGCCTACTACTGGAGTCAATGACTTCTTTTCTTTTGGTGTTTTATTCCATTGGGCCAATACTCCTCCCGTTTTAAAAAGGTTCACCCCTGCTTCTTTACAACACCAATAAACAAACGCCATACACCATGAAGCGGGGAAATTGATCCCGACACTGTTAAGATACTTTTTAACGTCTGCACCCCAATTACTGCCCTTTGGGACTTCTTGGACTCCTATTTGTCCTATTGCTATTTCTATGTGTTTCATGGTGTATAAACGTCTTTTTCTTTTCTATAAAATGTATCGATGTAAATTTGTAAAAAACCTAATGCCGTCATCCAACACTGTAATGCGAACTCAACATCGTGAATCCCTGCCTTTGTAAAAAACATCGGGAGGAATGTCGCACCCCCCAAATAAATCATAACCTTACGGGTTATAGATAAATAGCGTGGTGTATTAGTTTTTCTTGTCATGGTTTTTCTTAAATAATTGTATTAATAATTTACCGATGTTTATCTCTTTTAAAATGTGTACGAACAAACCTGCACTTACTGAAAAAATAAACGTGATTAGTTTATCCGTCATGTCGATGTTATGCCCTAAAAAAAGGAATAGGATTGTACCGAAAATTCCCCCGATGTGGTTCTCAATGTTGTGTGCCATAAATATTGCCTGGTAAATCATATCATCGAAAGGCCTAAAGAAACACCGACTGCTATAAATTCTTCATACCTTTGCTTCCAAATTTTAGCACACCAAAAAAATATAAATTCTAACTTCATGATTCTATTGATTTGACACTATGGTCTTTTTCGATTAAGTTTAGAATCCAATTTAAAAGTTTTCCTGCTAAAGAAAGTTTCCCTTTAATCAAATTCTTACCTAAAACACTGGATATTGTTTCATCGGGATTGCCGAACTTATGACCGCCTTTTTTAATTAAAATATCGTTAAACAATTTAGCAAGATAAGTGTTTGCGTGTTGGTCATCCGCAATCGCACACTTAAAAAGATACCCGTCTAATTCTGCATAGCCGTTTTTAAACAACGTCAGTAAGCACGAGTAAGTAAACCCAATAGGGTAGAATATACTTTTTAGAATTAAAGCCGTTAGAAACAAGATTAAACCCCTCATAATATTATTACATTACCTATTGCAACTTGCTCGGCTACATAGTCCCATAAAGGCATCAAAGACCTTTTTAAAGCCTCATAATTACCTGAGTCTAATTCTGCCCTAAATTCTGCCCATTGAAAATATGCAAGGTTTACTACTTTATTACTTTGATAGGTATCTAAAGGAATTATAAAGCCACTTAAAATAAATTTATCCTCAGGGAATGCCCATTGATATATCTCAGGGATTTCAACTGCATAATCACTCAATGTCGGAGGGGTAAAATAGTTTACATCCTCAATGTTTAATGACTCTAAAGTCACATCTTCAAAAACACTTTCTAAATCAGGATTAGTACTTACTTTATTCCAATTATTTAAAAAGTCAAAATAGCCTAATTGTCGGGCAACATCTAAACCATTATCATTGAAATAATAGTCTGCGTATACCTTTAATTCTTTTTTATCAAAAAATCCTATTATCATATTATGGTGCGGTTATTAAATTTCTTGCGTTACGGACAAAAATACTTCCGAAACTAATTGCTTTAGACTGACCTGTAAAAATAAGTCTTGGAACATATTGAATAGAGGATGCAGAAGTAGTTATAGTTGCATATGTGCTTGAAGTCCAGTTTGAATCGTATGCTGCTTGTAATATTGTAACACCTGTAGCAGCATCTAATACAGGACTTGACCCTGCAAAATTACTAAAAGTTGACATATATTCTTGCAATGTGATTAAATACCAATCATCATAAACAACTGATTTTACTGTTATTGAAAAAGAAAGCCCAAAATCTATACAATCATTCCAATTCCCAGTAAACAATGCAGTCCTATTATACATCAATCCAGTCAATTTATCAATTACAACATCATCCGCATTTCCTGTTGTTGAAAATGCTTGTATTCCATTAATATCAACAAATCTAACCGTTGAACTTACTCCATTTACTACTAATGGATTTTTCAAAATATAGAAAAAATTAGCATTTGTAAAATCCAATTCTGCTACTGCTTTTGGGTATAATGGTGGGTCATAATCAAACCAACCATTTTGCACTCTCCAACCCTCATCGCCAGTACGATATGAAGTATATTGTCGTGCATCTACAACTTGGAATTGTACTCCACTTGGACTTAACCCCGTTGGCACTATCCATTCACTCCCTACTTTACTACCTACTTGAGTCCCCGTTCCATCCTTTACAAGAATATTTGAAGTTACGCCACTTGGATAAGGAGAAAAACTTGCTGAGTTAATTGTTATTGTGGAATCAGGGGCGGTAATGTTTGCAGAAGATTCAGCGTTTATACTTGTAGTTGATAATGTTGTATTTAAAGTATTTTTAAGAACTGCAGTTGAGTCATTGATTGTTACATCTTGACTAACATTGCTTGGTATTACTGAAGTTTTTAAAATATTCCCTGAGTCATCTTTAATTACTGCCGATGAATCGGGAGCAGTTATGTTTGCACTTGTTCCACTTGGTATAGTAGTGGTTGAGAGTGTTGTTCCTGCACTATTCTTAAGTACTGCCGTTGCATCTCCACCACTTGCAGTCACTACCCAATTACCACTCACTAACGAGCCAACAGGAACACCTAAAGTATTCACGACTGCTATATCTTCGGTGTTTCCACTCCCCACACTTCCGTAAGCAACACCATTAATTGTTATTATTGCAACTGGGCAAGAACTTGTCGGAGGTGTTGGCGTTCCCGTAGTTGGAACTGCACACTCATTATAATCAAAATCAGCCGTTACGCTAACAGTTATTAAATGCCCTGCTATCCTATCCTTGAAATCGTGAATGAAAGGAGTTAAAGTATTGTTCTTGTCTAAGTCAACATCTCTATTTATATTTAAAGTCGCTAAAAGGTCTAACCCAATTTGAAAAGTATCCGATTCTACTTCGACTTTGTTTGCATCCCCATCCTCAAGCCTATCGCCTATTAAGATATTAAAGTTGTAAGTTATTTCATTGCCTGAAATGTTACTCGGTTGCGGACTAACCCAAAACAAAGGATAAGTTGTAGCCGTAGATGAACTAATTTCCGATAGGTCACCATAGCCATAGTCTTTAATCTGCAAATGGTTGTCTGCAAAATCCTTAAAATATTTGTAAAGAATGTTTTTAGTAATCATTTCTTTTTCTCTATGTAAACCATCAATTTCTGAAGATTCTTTTTAGTGATTTTCTTATTAGCAATCTTTGCAGTAGGGCCAGTATTTTCTTTCATTGTTTTTTCTTCTTGAGCGTCCTAAATAAATTCCCGTATTATATCCTAATTCTCTTGATTGAATGTCTTGAGCGTTATTATTGCCACTCATCCACAAAGGATAAGAGGTGTTAAACTCGCTTAGATAACCTGACAACCTTTTGCCGTAAAACTCAGCCATACGTCCCCATTTTTGTTCTATCAATTCTAATTCTCTTTGGCTTACTGGTTGCTGATTATCTGAATTTTGGGTTACTACTCCTTTGTTTGAGAATCGGTAGTTGAATATTATCGCCCCATCAGCAATGGTTGCGTTGATAATAAAATCTCTGATATAATCATCTAACAAGGTTTGGTTCAACCCCGTTAAAGTCGATGCGTTGATTTGGTCTGCAATTTCATTGTAAAGGTCGCTTCCTAAAATTTGTTGCAGTTGTAAATCTTGCACCATGATAATAGTCTGAGCGATTAATTTATCGTCTACATTATTCTCAATTACACCATATTTTTTAATGGTGGCGGTGCTTACGAAAAGTGGTTTTAAACTCATGATTATTTTTTCTTTCTTACTAACACTGACTCAAAGAAATGTCTACAACTTGGTATATGAGTGACTGTTCCTTTGATTGTTTGCCATCCACCCTTATACTTGAATACGTCATCATTATAACCCTTTGTACTTGCATCGTTTTGTAAATTATCTATTTCTGCTCTTGAATACAATTTATTTGCTCCTAACATTTTACGACAAAACTCCCTTGTCCCATCAATAATAGGAGGTTCTAAATTTGTAGTGTAACGCCATTTAGTTTCTAAGCCGACCTCTTGGCTTGGGGGTTCTTGAATCTCTTCGGGAATGATGCTTATTTCGCCTTTAACCTCAGTGTATTTTACTTGTAGAATGTTTGCCTTATTTAATCGTTCTAAAGATTTGTAAAGTTCACTTTCTGAAATCTTTAATTTTTTTGCAAGGTCGCTAATCTTGTAACTCTTGCCCTTTTTTATTTCATCTAATAATTTTTGATCGTCTTCTTTTGCAAACTTATCCGAATCCGAATAAACAAAACAAGATTTTACTATCTCGTAATTTTCAGCCGATTCGCCTATTTTCAAAAACTCATTAAGTATAAAATCTTCTTGCGTTTCAAAACTTGACTTTAAAACATCGCCTCCGACAATCGCAGGTAAATTTATAAAACTTCTAATTTCGTTCGTAGTTAAACTTTCAAGAATCTTAGGAGCAATAATAGGATTTGAATTGATAATAGTTAAGATGTCATCCTTCTTTACAAGGTTCGGTTTCTCAATTCCTAATCTTTCATAAACCATGTCAGCGAATGAATCCGCATCTATTGTTCTACTAATTACTTCACTTGTCAACTCTATACCGATAGGGTCAAGTGTTGTTAATTCAACTGGGTTACCGATAAATCCATAAAGACTAAGAATATAATTCATATCCTCCTCCTCTTCTTGTTGTTTAGGCTTTACATAGGTATTAGAAAAGTGTTCCCAAGACAAATCAAACTCAGACCTCCCGCCACCCAATTCGCCAGGTGTTTTTATCCCAAAAAGTAAACCGTTAGAAACTCGATGAGAATAAAGTATCTTATTTATTGTGTCCTTGCTTAGTTGTTCGTATTGTTTATCGAGGTCATTAGAACGCAAAGGACTAATTTCAGGAGGTGTAGTATTTGGGTTTTGGAAGTTTAAAAGAATCTCACCTGCATTATCCGTTCCCGAAGCCTTACTTTTAAATGCGTGTTCAATCTCTACTTGTTCTTCGTCATTAATAGCCGTTCCATTAAAGAAAGTAACCATTGTTCCCGCACTAAATCCCGTCTTAACATTGTTTAATTGAAAGAAGTTACACTCAATGTCCGTTTCAATAGGCGTTGCGCCACTATTGTACTCAGGCAAAGGGTATATGTCACTCGCAGGGTTATCGTCTATTAAATAAAGGATTTGTTTCCCTTGTCTTTTTAAAGGGTCGAATGCAGGTAAAGTGACCGTATCTTCGGGAAGTTTACCGTTTGAGCGTTTCCATTTAGCGTTTGTACTTTGTTCTCTTGTCCATTCTTTAGAGATATAAAATTCTGACTTGTCAACGTTGGTTCTAATTGTGTTAAACGGTTGTAGCTTTACACTTTTGATTGCACCAAAAACATCCCATTCAATAAGATAAGCACATCCACCGTATAAAGTACGTTCAAAGATTTTCTTTCTCGCTAACTCATCCGCAGTTTGAGAATTGTTAATTGAGTTTAAAGTTTTTTCTAAAGCGACTTTGTCACCGTTCCAATCGGCTTTAATTTTAAAACCTTTACCGTAAATATAAGTTGCCTTACCTTTTATGATTGCTCCGTGTATTCCTGAATTGTTATAAAGATAACTAAGATAATCTGAGTAATCGTTATTTTTACCATAAGGCACATACAACATATTAGGTTGTCTGCGAAATATGGGTGTTTCATTCGCATAAAGTGGAAACTTACTGAATGAATAATTTTTAGTTTGGCTCATATGCTTTGCGTGTTAAGGTAGATTCTTGTTCTACTCTTGAGGTTATTACTTTATCATAGGTCATTAGTCCATTTTCAACCACATTTAAACCAGTAGGCACTAAATTAGTTGAACTCACTTGCTCGTAAACATTATAGGTGTATTCATCTCCTAAAGGTATCTGAATTTCGCCTACTAATGGACTTGGGGTTGTAGTCTTTACTATTATTGTAAACTTATTATATCTTTCGGGATATAGGCTTAAATCACTTGATATACAATAGTACTTTATTTGCGTTTGATTATTAATAAATTCAAACAAGAAGTTAGGACTTGATATCGTTATCTTTTCAGACAAAGTCAATACCACAACGTTACTTCCAAGATTAAGTCTTATCATTACTTATATTATATTAAAAAGTCACTTAAGTACAAAAAAAAAGGGAAGCCGTTAAGCCTCCCTTTATTTAATTATAATTTATTAGATTAATGTAGTAACAATAGCTTGAGAGATTCCATAAGGATAAGTCTTCTCTTCTCCAGTAAATGTCAAAACAAAACCGTTTAAGTCACTTGCACCTTTGCCCGTTCCCGCAGTTCCCGTTGAAAGGTCTAAACCATTCTCAGAACCGAACAAACTAAACAAACCGTTCTTGTCTTTAACGATAAACATTAAAGGCTTCTGAGCAAGTACTCTTATTTCGTTACGTTTAGCAACATCAAAACGATCGAGTTGAAACTCAACTGACTGCATGATGTAACCACTTCCACTTGTAACCTCACCTGCGTTGTCTGCTTTAGCCTCTGCCGTGTTTCTGCGAAGTTCATATTTATAGAACTTTTTGCCACCCGTCATTGCCATTGCTGAAACTAAACCTGCTGAAGTTGTGAAAGTAGTAGTATTAAGATACTCTAATTCTCCAATGTAAACTTCGTCTACGCCCCCGATACTATCACGACAGTCAAGGGTAAATCCAGTTGATAGTAAACAAGCCATAATTAAACTAATTTAAAGGTTACGATTTCATTCGGGAATTTCACTTGAGTACCAACCTTGAAATGGATATCAAGCATCATAGTCAAACTGATAGGGTTTTCTCTGATGTTGAACATATCCTCATCGCTTTCCAAGTCAGTACCGATAATGAAGTTAGAAGTTCTACCTAAATGGATTCTATTTGTTCCGTCTAATCCGAAGAAAGCAACTACCTTGATTCCAGTGCCTGGCAAAATCAACTCTTGGCTTTGGTAAGCAGAACCATTTACACCATCATAGTGGAATAAATTAGCAGCTTTCAATGCAAGGATTAATTTGTCGAAAATATCGCTACCACACATGAATTGCAAATCAGCCTTACCTTTCAATTTAGCAGGAAGCAACGCCCATATTCCGTCAAATATAGATACTACGTTTGCAGAAGTGATGCCCGTTCCAGTAGTGATACCGCTTGGGTTTCCGTTGATAGTAGTAGCACTTGCATCAAGGATGATTTTGTTGAAACCATCAAATTGAGTCAAATTAGAACCACCTGAACCACCGATTGCAGATTGCCACAATGCAGTTTCTTTTGCTTCGGTCAACAAACCTACTAAGAAGTTTGTAAAGTCAGCTTCGAATGCAATGTAGTCATACATAGTGCCTGGGCGCAATGCTCTTTCAGTCCAAAATCCTTCAAGTTCTTTTGCGCAAAATTCTTGTTGCACTTTGATTTTACCAACAGTGATAGTTCTCTTTGAGAAACCAGTCTTACCTGAAGCGTTAAATGCACAAGCAGTGTCAGCTTGGTAGAACAATTCAGTGGTGATGTAATGCAAATCAGCAGTACTTTTGATACCCGTTTGTTTTGCGAAAGTTGCTCCCGTTTTGCCTTCGTAGAAAGAACGGATTAATAGTTCAAGTGATTGGTCGTTAACTACCGCAGGTAATCCTGTGGTGTCATAGGCGAATTTTTTAAGTTTCATCTTATTTATTTTATTTTGTTTAATATTTCAGTTAATCTTGAGAATTGAGAAGCACCAACGCTTACTGATTTTCTCTTTGCATCATCCTTAACGGGTTCAGCTTCTTCGGTCTTAGCAAGGATTCCAACTGCTGAAAATAAAGCGGTTGTCTTTGCGTTTAATGCTTCAATTTCAGAAGCGTACTTTGAGTGGATTTCAGCAATCTGAGTGTTAAAGTCATTTGCTTGAGCCTCTAATGCTTCGTTTACCTTAGACATCATTGCTTCGTCATTCAACGGGTTTTCTTCTTCAGGTGTACTTACCTCTTCGATAACTCCACCCGTTACAGTGATAACAATGTCACCTTCAAGAGTGTGTTCACCGTCAGGTACTTCAACTTCGCTACCGTCAGCCATAATTAAAGTTACACTTTCGCCTACTGCGATAGTTCCTTTAACACTTGCGCTACCGTCTAACAAACTTGTCATTGCTAATTCAATCGCAGGTTCTACAACGGGCGTTTCTTCACTAAAAACTTTTTTAAGTTGGTTAGTAAGGTCTTCGCCCAAGACCTTTTTTAATTTATTAAATTCCATATTCGATATTATTTTATTTTTTAATTCTTCGTATTCGTTTTGCTCGGCTTCGTCTACTTTCTTATCGTTAAAGTAACCCTCAACTGAAAAACCTTTGATGTCACCTTTCTTTGCCATGTCCCATACTGCATCGTCTTCAATTTTAACATACCCAAACCAAGAGCCATCGGGTGCAGGGGTGAATCCATCAGGCGTTTTAATGCCTAATTTGCTATCAATTATAAAATGAGAGAGTAAATAAGCTCCTTTTACAGGTAGATTATCGTCGTGATTAAGGTTAAAAGACAATGGTTTGCCACTTTTAGCCAACTTATTAACGATTCTTGCAATGCTTTCAGCGGTAAATTTCACATAATACTCCGTTCCGTCTTCGTCTCTGCGGTAAATTGGTTGCTCAGCAGCCATTAAAAAGCCACCTAAAATGCGTTTTTCCTCATCTACAACAGTGAATTTGTGTTCAATTATAGGTTCTTGCGCTGAAAAAGTCTGCCAATTACGCTCAATAGCAGGTTGTAATACAAGACCTACTGCGAAAACTGAAGTTTCATCCTCAAGATTCTCGTCTATATCCAAAACATATAAAGGTAGCTTCATTGATTATATTATATTTATAATTAAACTATGTACAATATAGACTTAAATCAAAGTTGCGTTATGCCTAATCCTGGCTACTCGACCTTGTGAATCGGTGATGTCCTTTTCTAAAACGTAAACTCTTTGATTTGGATTCATCGCAGGTCTATTGCTTTGGAATGTATCTAAACGAGGAGGCTGACTTGAGATTGAACCACCACCCCCACCACCTGCAGAACCACCACCCCCCGATATTTGTTTAGCACCATTTAAACCTGCTGCTCCAATACTTGCTATGCCGATTCCTGCTCTGACTTTAGCAAAGATAGATTGCTTAGCTGCTAAAGCTTGGTCGAATGCAGTTGTAGTCCCTGCAGTTAAGGCTGACCTTGCCGATGCTGCAACATAGTAACCTGCTATTTCTCTTTGTGTATTTATTATTATACTGGCTATTGCTGCTCCCTTTTCAATTGCTAATGCTGCTAAAGATATGTTTTTATTATCCCCTGCAACTTGGTTTAAGAATTGACCAGCTTGTTGAGCTATCCCTATTTGAGAATCTACAATAGATTGCTCAATGGCTAAAATTTGGTCTTTGTATGATTTTTTATCCTCTAATGCTTTTGCATCTATGTCTTTGTGTAACTTATATGAATCTATTTTTACCTGAAGATTATAAGCATCTGCGGCTTTCCCCTCTTCTATTTTTTTATCTTCCGCTGCTTTATCATCTTCTTCTAAACCCTCTATAAGTTCCTTTTCATTTTTTGCGTTTTGTTCTCTATCTTTTAAAGCTTGTTGGTCTTGCTTAATTCTTTGTTTTAATGCTTCTTCCCTTTTAACTCTTGCTGCTTCATTAGCTTTTGTTTGTGCTTCTTTTGATTCTTTTCCTTTTTGCTTATCTGAATCGGACTCTTCTTTTCTATACTCTGCGTTTAAAACTTTTATAGATTGAATTAACTCTGCTCTTTCGGCTGCCTCTTCCGTTGAATACTTTTTATTTAGTTTTGCCATCTTATCTAAAGTAGCAATACGGGTTGCCATCATATCATATTCGGCTAAATATAATTCTCTTTTAGTTGCTCCACTGGCTTTTAACACTTCTAATTCATCTTGTTGGGATTTTAAAAGTTTATCAGAACTTTCTTTTAATTTATCAGCCGCTCTCGTTTGGTCGTTTGTGATTCCTAAAAAGTCAGTCACTGCATTGTAAGCAGCCTTAAACCCTTTTGTAATAGTGTCTAAACTTGGGATAAATTTGCCGACTACATTTTTAAGCTTGTCAAAATTGGCTACAAGTAAAGCAATCGCCCCAATTATTAAACCAATTCCTAACGCTGCACCTGCTATTCTTAACAACCTCATTGCACCCGTTGTAGTTCCGACTGCGGCTGCATATCTCTTCTGAGCAAATGTGCTTACATTGGTTGCGATGGTGTTCGCAGTAGTGTAGGCTGCACTCGTTTTATTAAGTGTGTTAGCAACCGCCTGAATCCCTGCAAGTGCCGACATTGCACCTTGAAGCTTGACCATTGTCTTTTGCAAGTCCTCATTCCCCTCACCGACCATTGCAGTTATACCCTCAACCGCAGCGAAACCCCCTACAATACCTTGCGTGATTGATATCATACCGTCTAAACTTTTAGAGTCACTCGCTAAGTTTTTGACTTGTTGATTTACGTCACCTATCTTGTCTTGTAAATCACCCGCCTCTTTTGATAGTTTATTAAATTGAGCATTGTCTAAAGTCCCTGAAGCTAATAAAGCCTTCATTTCCTTTAGTTGAGTTTTTAAACTCTTGGTTTTTTGTTCTACCTGCTCAACACTTTCGCCACCTTTGATGACGAGGTCGACCTCTATTTTAGTTTTTGCCATAGTTTAAAATTATTCCCAAGAATAAATGTATTGCATACTTGTTGCGATTGTTCCACTTGTTCCAACAGTTCCGATATGTTTAACCGATAATGAGATAAATTCGCCTGGATTCACATAGATCGGCTCAAGAAACATACTCACGCCACCTAAAGGTTGAGATAACATAGTACTAACTGCTTGTGCTGCGGTGACT